ACGCTGGCGTAACCGGTTCGGGGGTTTTCTCAACGGGCGGAACTACGGGTTCCTGAGCCGGGGTCGATTCCGGTGCCTCAACGGGAAATACATCCTCAATCGGTAGATTATCGGCTGTTGACATGGTGCCTCCACGGTAAACCCTGCATGCTTTACATCCCTCCAGGTTCGGATGACTCGCCCGGATCCGCCGGTTCGGCTGCCGCTTGCACGGCAAGTTCATGAGAGCGATCCGCCTGTGTCTCGGCGTGCTCGAAATTCTTGTGATCCATCTCGCCTTGGTGCATCTGCTTCCCAGCGGTGATGGCTACGGTAATTTTGTCGTGCGTCTCTTTGTGCGCCTGGGCGTGGACATCTTGAACCATCTTTGCATTTTCAAGGGTCTGATCATGCGTCTGGTCATCCATCGCAAGGAGCATCTTCCCTTGAGCCAGATTGAGATCGCCTTCGACCTTCTTACGGTTGGTGTCGGCGTTGAATTGGTCGATCTCTAGGCGCTTGGCCTCAAGTTGTTTGTCGGCCTTGATGGATTGATTCTCAATCTTGAGCGCCTGGGCCTGCTGCACGTCCTGTTGCATTTGCTGCATTTGCTCTTGCAAAGCCTGATTCTGCTGCTGCATCTGCTGGATATGCTGTTGTACCTCAGGCGGCAAATCAACATTGCCTTCCTCGAAGTTCACATTCGGGAACTGCGCGGCCCGCAGCTTCTTGGCGATCTCCGACATCGCCTTCGCGTTCTTCCAATCCTGAATCGCGATGTAATCCGGGGCCAAGCCAGAGGCCAACGCCGGATTGTTCTGGAAAAGCATCTCCATGCCCTGCACCTGGTTGTCCCGCTTCGTATCAGAGCCGGGTGACATTTTGCAATACAGCTTGTACTTGCCCCGGTTCAGATCGTGGTACTGGCCTTGGTTCGGGTCTTGGTCTTCAAGGGCGGCAACCGTGAGCAGAACTTCCTTGTCATCCTCACCCACGATCAGAATTTGGGTAGGCATGTCATAGACCTTGTTCAACACCTCATCCGTGGCGTTGAAGCAATGCTCAGCCGCTAAGGCAAGGTTCTGGCCCCAATCGAAGTTGCCGGTGTCCGCCTGTCTCTCACGGGCTTTGATAGCAACACCAGATTTTTCATTGGACTGAGCGCCCAGGGAGGTTTCCCACATGCCTAAAACGTCGCGAATCCCCTGTAGGGTCATCTGGCGCAGGCCAACAAAAGCCGGGTCAGACTGGATCGGCTGCTCTTTCCATGGCCGGTCAATCGGGTTTCCCTTGGCGTCTCGGCTCTTGTAGGGGACCACTCCATTGTAATTGGATAGGTTGTCGTAAATCTTCTGGAACTTCGGGTCCATGGACTCGATAGCCATCATGATTTGAGACTTCGGAGCCATGCCCGCCCGCTCAACAAGAGCGGAGAAAGCGTAATTATGCGACTTCTGGACATGAACAGCGGGTTCGGCTAGGCCGTAGTATTTGACCTCTCCGTTAACCGTGACCTTACGGCCAGTCGCTAGAAAGTTGGGGATGTAGTAACCTGGCCACTTCTCCTTTTTCAAAACCTGCTTATGCGCCAGCTTGGCCCACCAGATTTGACAAGAGGTCGTCTCGCGGGTGATAGGTTGGCCATCCTTATCCTTGGCGATGAACGCCTCGGCCTTTAAACCCGTGGCGTCCGTGAGTTCCTTAATCTTGGCTTTGAACTCGGAGAGGTAGTACGTACCCCCCGGGCGAATCTTGGCCATCTGGAGAATAGCGGCGGACTGCGGATCGTTAGTGACTTGGATCAGGGTATCGGGCGTATCTTGTTTGAAGAAGTACTCAGAGACACGCGGCCCGGTTGCGCGAGAGCCCCAAACTGCGCTAGTGCCTTCGGCCCCTAGAAACTGCTCCGGGTCATGATCCGGGAATTCCGCTTTGAACCGCTCGTTACTATAGGGTTCATAGTACAGCGAATCCGTCACGTCCGAAAAGTTGGATTCTCGGTTCGACCCGTCCCCATGGAACAAGCGAGTCGGATCGCACTCCAGGTATTTGATCTCTTTCTGGAAGCTCATCGGGTCTTGGAACTTGGTGATGAACCTCCAAGCGCCCAGCCCACCGTCAATCAAGTCCTCAATGGCTCGGGATAGAACCTGTTGGAACCCGCCGATCTGCTGGATGCCCCGATGCAAAGAGGCGTGGACATCCGCCATCTCAACGGTAGTGCCTGAGTCCTTGGGCTTGACTTGGCACCCAAACTCGGACTGTTTGAGGTCATTCCCAACCTGGAACACGAAAGGCCCTAGAAGGTTCTCTGTGAGCGTCAGGCGGGCCGGGACTTGGTTCTGCCGGTCATCCCACTCCGAGTCTTCCCATTGGGCGCGGTTCCCGTGAGCACGGACAAACTTCTTAATCTTGTTGAACCGATCGTGATGCGGCTCCCAGTAGGCTTTGGCCTTGGTGAACCACTTCTCCACCCGCTCTACAATCTCGTCGTCTGTGATGTCAGCCACTAGGCACCCCATCCAGAACGAGGGACGCGGATGGAGTATGGGATAACAACCTCTTCCGGGTCTTTCCACTCGTCAATGCCTGCCCAGCCAATGCGCAAGGCGTCAGACGGATCCTTGTACCGTTCATCCTCTTTGTCGGTTTCCGCCTCTAACCTGTGGTTTAAGAGAGACGAAATGACGTTTTTGCACTTTGGCGAGACAGAGAACGAGGGCTCATTGAACTGATTGCGCTCGGCGTTCTGGTTCCAAAGCATATCGGAGTGCAAGACCTCGCGTTGCGCGTCCAGGATTTTGATGGCGGGTAGCTCCAAGAGCATACCCCCGTTTTCCTTCTTAGCGAACAACTCCACAAGCCCCTCGGTGGACGTTGACCAATTCCACCCGCCCGCACCATTGGCGTATCGAGGATCAGCGAGACGGGATTTGATGGTGATGCCGTATTCCGTGCCGTCATGCGCATAGCAAGCCCGGGCCACATCCGCAAGGGTGCCAGCATACATCAGCTTCTTTCGGAGATCGTGATAGTTCCCGCCGATCTCTTCAATCGTCGGCCACTCCGCATAGACGTGCTTATGGAAATCCTCGGGCCACTTGCCGCGCCCATTCTTGGGGAAGACAGCGATCCAAACGACGAACGGGTAGTATTTGGAGTGCGGGTCCATCGCCATGTAGCAATTGCCCTTCTTGGCAATGAACTCCATGGGGAACTCGCGCACATGCGCCTCTTTGGTAAAGCCAGGCCATACCCTACGGCCCCCGCCTTTGGGCTGGCCCAACCATACCGTTTCATATTTGGCTTTGTCGCGGGCCTTGTCCTGCTCCATGTCCTTGAGCAAGACGTCAGGGAAATAGGGGTTCTGGTCGTAGTTGATTTGGCGGACTACAGCCCCGTCAGGGGGGTTGACGTGGAAACGGATATAGGTATCATCGTCCTCAAACTGGGGATTGTAGGTAACCCATATCTCCGAGCCATCCTTACGAATAGTCGGGATGAGCAGATCCCATGATTCTTTGGAAACGCTTTCAGCTTCTTCAACCCAAACGCGGTCAATGCCCTCTAAAGATTTGATTTGATTCACGTTGCGAAACAGACCAGCGAAAATAAAGTTGGTCCCGTTCTGGCCCGTGATTGACGTTTTCGTGACGTCATAAAACTCTTCCAAGCCCAAGGCGGCGATGCGATCCGAAAGCAGGCGATGCACGGATTCTTTGAGGGATTCCATGATTTCACGGGCACACAGAATACGGAGCTGGGTATCCATCCCGGAGATCAAAAGTGCATCAGCGTAGGACCAGGATTTAGCGGAGCCGCGCCCACCTTCGGCTACTTTGTACCGCGCAGGCTCAAACAGATACCCGAAAGCCTCCGGGATTTTGGCCTCTATCTGGCGGACCTCAGACGCTTGCAGGACCATTGGGCCTCACAAGTGTGACTTTTACCGCGAACTCGATAGGCTTGCCGCCTGCGCCAGTGACTTCGTTTTGAACCTTGTCTCCGTACTTGCGGGGGAACAGCTTGGAGGCAACCCATTTGCGGGCGTCTACTCGCAACTTAGACCGCTGGACATTCTCAGCTAGGAAAACAGGCTTTGCGCCTACGCCGTCTTTATCCTCACCTTCCTTGAATCCGTAATCGTTGGCGGAATCGTCGGCGATGGATACGATTTCATCGGCTAAAAGCTCGGCTCTGTCCTCAACTGCGCGCGCGTAACGGTCCGAAAATGCTTGATTTGCGCCCATCCAGTTGTAAACCGTATCGCGAGACGGCATATCGTCAGCACGGCAGATTTCACGGAGGCTTTTGCCTTGGGTAATTTCGTCGCAAATACGGGTTTCGATCTCAGGCGTATAGATCGAAGGGCGGCTCACTTTTCCAACCTAACCAGGACTTTATTCGGGGAGCGTTTCAGTCCGTTGGGTTTGGCGAGGGCGCGTTTGATGGCGTCCTCTTTCGATTCCCCAGGCTTGATACGGACAACAAAGGGACGATTGGATTTGCCCACAAGCGTATTGTAGTTCACCAAGCCAGTAAAAAGCCGTGGATCTGGATTAATGGATAGACTACTATTGACTACATGGAAACGTTTAAGCGGCTCCCTAGGAGCTTGAGGTTACCCCCAGAAATGGAAGCGGCGGTAAAGAGCCGGGCGGATGAGCCAGGGAATAGAATGACCTTCGCCCAATGGGTCAGGAACGCGATAGAGCGGGCATTGAAAGAGGATTGCCATGCTCCCAAGTGAGCGCCCCCGCAAGGTGATCCACGGGGTGGGACTCCCTGGATCAGATTGGGAAGCCATAGACCGGCTTTTAAGGGATGGCGAGAAGCGGGCGGACTTTATCCATGAGGCGGTTAATAGGGAGACAAAGTATCGGCTTTCGGAGGCTTTGGCGGCCTCGGCTCCCCCACCACACAAATAAGGGTGTCCGGGCCGGTTCTCTGGCATTCTCCAGCATCTACAACGTGATTCCGCACCTCATGGCGGGGGCTGGTGATGCAGCCGGTGAGGATCATGGCCAGGGCTATCCATTTCATTGCTTCACCTTTGATTGTATGTAATCCAAGCCTTTTTGATTGATCTCATAATCTCCACGGCATCCGCAGGGACAGCCGCAAATCAGCCCACGCCGAATCAATCCAGCCATTTTTGCGATGCGCACCTTTTGCGGAGTATTAGGCGGCATCGCATGGCAGATAGACCGCGTTCCGGCTGTCTCCGGGTCGTACCAAAACGCCCAGCCGCCGCCGTCTTCCCACTTTTTTCCTACCCTTCGGGCGAGAAATTCAAGGATGGGCAGATCGGGAACGTCAGCGCATTTCATTTCGTTCCTTCCGGGCCTTGGCCCTCGGTAACTTGTGTGTTACCTGTTGTTTTCCCCTGTCCCTGTTCCCATTCTAGACGCTGGATGGCGCGATTTAGATCACATTTTTCATCGTGCTTCCTCACATCTTTTGGAGAGGATCCACAAAATGGGCATGGCCCGTAACGATCATAATCCCCATTCCATTCGATTTGCTTAAGGATGGCCAGAATGTCCATTTTAGGGGGCTCCGCCCTGGGGGTAGCCTTCGGATCATTTTCCATCGTCCGCCCCTTTATGATGGGTGGGGGCCACCGCCCGTCTTGCGATTTCGATTAGCGGGCTGGATGTGGTAAAATCTGTGTCGCGAATTTCTTCCAATGCCTCCCTTAGCCGATCCCGCTCCCCCTCAAGGGCCTGGATTTTCTCCCTGGCCTCGCATAGATCATTATCCGCGTATGACCATTGTTCCGTCGAATGATCGGATGATATTTTCCACCTGTCCCTCTCCCTTTGGAGATCAGAGAAGGCGTCCAGGATGGCTTGGTGGGAGTTGACAAATGGACCCGATTCTAATGGGAACCATTTCATTTTTACAATTGCGTCTCGGAACGCATCCACCAGGGCCGTTATATCCTCAGGGACGGGGGCCTTCTGGCTCTCCCCCTTATCGGACCTTGGGAAAAGGGCGAGGATCTTATCAGCCTTGCTCTCAAGGTCTTCCCGGTCACCGGGAGGGATATGGCCGGGGAAGCGGGCGCGGTAGTCGTCATCGGCAGTCCAGGTCCATTGCAGCCGAACCAGCGCCTCCCTCAGTCCTGCATTAGGCTGGGGGGCGGGGATGGCACGGAGAGCGGATTCAGCAAGCCCAAGCGGCTCATCAGGGAGGGGCTTGTAGTCCTCTCCAAAATGATCTTCTCGGGCCGATTTCACCATTGCGCGCAACGCAACTTCCAGTTGTTCGATGATGCTCATTTCGAATATCCCTTCATCGTCTTTTTAGCTAGCTTATACGCATCATAGTCCGCGTCAGTTGGGCTTGCCTTGTAGTGCCAGCCGTTGCGCTCCATGGCCTTAAGACACTCTCTGAGCGATTCTTTTAGGTCCCGGTTCTCAGCCTCCAGCAAAAGCAGCCCTTGGCCGTTCGACATAGCCACAGCCGCCAAGTCTGCGCATTGCTTTTCGAGGTCCAACGGGACTGCATTAGGCTTTTCCATTCTCTCCGCTCCTCGCCTTTTCAAAGGCCTCGTAGATTTCCCGGTCAAAGTTCACACACTCGCTATCCGTGCAGGTTATTAGGGCTTCGCCCTTCCAATACGCTTCTTTCCCACAGATCCAGCGAGGGCAGCGATTGCGCGGCTCAGGTGGTGTAGGCGGCGTATTGAGCCATTCAAGGGCCGCCTTGGCACCAAGTTTTTCAGCCATGAATTTCGCATCCTCAAGGCTCGGGGCCGGCGCTCCGGTCTGGGCCCCTTGGGACTGCCTGCGCCACATTGCTTTTGCGTGGGATGGGACGGGATGCTCAATGATCAAGCCGCATTTCAGGCATTGAATTCCGTATGCCCGTGCGCCACCATCTGCAGAGCGATGATAAAACT